TTTATACATAGTAATATCAAAATCGACAGGTAATTCATTTTCAAAATCAAATTGCCTGCCTTCTTTAATACCGTATGTTAAGTAATGATTTTGAGCCCTCGTTTCTGTATTAATACCAAACATAACTAAATCTGGATTAACTTTAATATAAGTTTTCCAGTTAAAATTTTTAGGTAAATCTGATAAACGATTAGGATCAGTCATTACAGCAAGCTCTGTCTTTTAAAGAAATAATATAAGATAAATTTTCTATCCAAGGTATATTATAGCTTTTATAGCAAAATGTTTCGTCTAAATCAGGATTATATTCACCGTCTTGGTGATATATTAATACAGAGTCGGTTATAGCTAAAAAGGCATGTCCGCAATAAGGAGGAATATATAGACTATATAAATTATGTTCATTTAATAATAAACTGAAATATTTTCCATATGTTGGACTATCTTTTCTTAAATCTACGCATACATCATATACTTCTCCTTTGACACATGTTACGTATTTAGCGTATGGGGTTCTGTGTATGCCTCTTAAGGAGCCTTTTTTAGAAAAACTGTAATTTGATTGCACAGGTTTAAATAAGTCGTTTAAATGAGAATTTTTGAAGATTTCTGAAAATATGCCCCTCTCATCTCTGAATATATTGTGTTCAGCCCAAAAACAATCCTTAATATATGTATTATGCTTATTCATCCAAAACCCAGTTGATAGTCTTATTTAATGAAGTTTTAAAATCTAAAGGTTGCTGCCATCCCATGTCTCTTAGTTTAGATCCATCCAAGCTATATCTTCTATCATGTCCGGGTCTAGCATGAGCAAAATCAACATATTCTATTCTAGGTTGTATTTGCATTATTTGGCCTATTTTTTCTACTAACTTATCATTATCTATTTCTAAATCTCCGACCACATTATAGTGTTCGCCGTCTGTTCCATTGAGCAATAAGAACAGTGTTGCGTTTGCTGCATTTCTAGCATGCAGCCAATGTCTTTGTCCTACATATTCTACGTTGCCTGATTCATCTAATTTTGCATGTATTTTTATAGCTTTATGGTTTTTAATATTCAATATACTTTTAGCTACGAGTTTTTCCTTATGCTGTCTTTCTCCAAATAAATTCATAGTGTAAGTGTGTATAATAGGAACCTTATAGGTGTTTTGATAAGCAATACCTGCTGCTCCTTGAGCTGCTTTGCTGGCACTATATGGATTACTTGGCCTCCATCTATCTTCTTCTTTAAAATCATAGCCATCTGGAGCAGGCCCGAATACCTCATCCGTTAAGTAATTAATAAACAATGCTTTTGGGCAACAATGTCTATGCCATTCTAAAAGATTTAAAGTGCCTATACAATTATCTTCAAAAAATTGTTTAGGGTATTTGATGCTTCTGTCTACATGACTGTTAGCTGCTATGTGTACTACATAATCTACATCACCTATAGCTTCTATAGTATGACTTGGTAGTTCAAATTTTAGATCATGGTAAACTAATTTAATTCTATCCTTATATTGATTAACATGGGTACTAGAAATAATCCTATCGAGATCGCCAACGTATGTTAATCTACATAACGCTACTATATCCCAATCTGTGTTGACTAGAACTTCTTCTAAAAAATGAGATCCTAGAAAACCAGCAGCGCCGGTTATCAAAACTTTTTTCCTCATAACAATCCGTATAGTGTTTGTTGGTATTATTTGTTAACTAATTTATTATATAATAATAAAGCTACACAAGCTCCACCAACTCCCATAAAAATACCAGCCGGTTGAACCGATGAATAGCTTCCTAATAAATATAATACAGCTCCGCCCATGTATGAGCCAGCTACTCCTAGTGCTATAGTCTTAAAAAAGCCAAAATTTTCTTCTCCGGGAATAATACTTTTAGCAATAGCTCCTACAAATATACCGTACACACACCATATAACTATACTAAACATCAGCAGCCTCCAGTAAAATTTTAATTTCATCTTCCTTGAGATTTTCAGCAACATCCAAAATTGCTGTTACGATATCATTACCATGTTGTTTATATAATTGTTTGTTGCAATTATTTTGACGCAATAGTTTTTTAATTCTCATTTTAGTATACCAACCTCGTCTTACAGACAAGTTTTTAATTTCTTCACCATAAAATTCTTGTTTATTTTTTATGATTTTGCTTTTATTACATTCTTGCATGACTCTGATAGCTCCTATAATGACGCTAATCATCATTATAGTTAATATTATACTACAGTAATTATCTTCTTGATCTTGTAAGAATTCTAAATCTTTAGATATATCTGTTTTATCTATAACTTTTTGTGCTATATTTCTAAGCTCGTTTTCATTTTTCATATTTTATGGCTCACAGTATTGACAGTTGATTTTTGCTATACCATCTCCGCTAATATACCATCCTTTACCTTTACATACAGGACAGTCTTTTCTTTTATATTTTTCTACTTGATTACTTTTACTAGCAGCGACTTTAGCTCCTATTAAAGTAACAACAGCCGTAGTACTATAATTATTTGCTGTATTACCAAATATTAATGGTAATGCAACGGCAGTAGCGATTAATATTTTATTCATTATAGTTTACCTATTTTTTCTTTTGGTAATTTATTAATTTCCTCTAATGTTGGTGCTTTAGCTTTTGAGTCTAATGCCCATTCTATACTTTCTGATTTAGCCCATTTTTGTATACGCCTCATTGGAACAATAAGATTAAAAGTTTCTCCTGCTCCACGTACTAACATGCCAATATATTCACCAGTAGTCAAGAACACCCCGCCACCAGACGACCCAGGAAAAGCCGTCACTGTTGTTTGGTCAAATAATACTTTCGTACTACTATTTAAAGCAAGCATACGACCAACCTGACTCATAATACCTGTAGTCATACTATTAGCTCCGCTTTCTCCAAGCAAAGAACCTACATGATATAGTTGTGTTCCTAAAGGAAGACCAGAATTATTTTTATCTTTTTCAAATTTTGCTGATACATCTACAAAATCAAACTTTTTAATCATAAGTAAAGCAAGATCTTCTCCATCAGTTGCATCACTATATTTTACAACCACAGCATCCATAGATAGTTCACCAACAGTAATACCATTTTCTATTAGCTTTTTAACTATCTTAACATCTTTAAATACAGGTTTCTTTAGTGTCTTACCTTCAATATCTAAAATACTTCTGACACTTCTAATACCTTCTAAAACATGTGCCGCTGTCCATACAAAATTTACATTCTTTTCGCCATCATCAGATTGTATTTTTCTTGTAAAGATCACCCCACTACCAGAACCTCTATCTGTTTTAATGGTCACACTAATGTCTTGTAAGTATTGACTAACAGGAACTTCTTCTGCTTGCAAAATAGATACTGGCATTAACAATAATGTTACTATAAATAGTGAGGCTAGTTTAATCATTTTTTCCATCTCCTTAGGAAGTCTAAAAGTGGTCTTTTCTTATCTGGTGCAACATCATGTTGAGTTGGAGCAAACATTTTTAAAATTGCTAATATAAAATTAGTAATTGTTTTTATCAGGCTATTTAAAGCTATTTTATCTAATAATTTCATAAGTAATCTACGAAGCCGTAGTCCGGGAGTTTTTGTGGTGGAAATCCATTAAAATCACTAAAGGCATAAGCTCCGTTTTGCCTTAACATACCTTCTGCAACATCTGCATGTATTAAAAAAGAACCGTCTGGAATCGGACCCCATTCTGGATGCCCTCCATCGTTCCATTTACCCCAGCTATTTTGTACTAAAAATGCCGGTTCTCCATTTGTGTCGTCACAAGCTATCCATGCCATTGCGTGAGCCCAGCTACCGCTTTTTCTTGCAAAACCCTTACTATCTCTTTTATTAGAAAATCCATATCCGCTACACACACTTAAACCATACCCATTAGCTAATGCATCTCTAGCTTCTGCTACAGTTCTTATTAAGGAAGCTGTTTTAACTTGATGGTCATCTGCTTTCTCTATTACTTTATCAGGCAAGCCTCTAGATCCCCATCGAGCACCCATGCTACCATTGTATCGGCTAAAATCTGCAACACCAGGATAATTTTTACGAACTAATACTCCTCCTGATTGACTAACAAAGGTAGCTGCACGACTGCAACTCATACCTTGACCGCCATGACCTCTACAGCCATATATAGCTTCTGTAGCACCTCTGACAATCCAGCTTTCTTTATCTCCTTTAACATGAATTTCAACTGCTCTAGTTAAATCACAAGCATTTCTTGTAGCATGAGAAACACAGTCTCCAGTAGTTTGTCTTTCTATATAAGCGTTTTTATCAAACTGTAATACAGATTTATACGGTGTTGATAATTTACCTTTGCCACTATTTTTAATTTTTGTAGCACCGTCCTTAAAATATCCATATCGAGATGTTTC